AGCAATGAAAAGTTCGAGAAACTGATAAACAGCGTCCTCGTTCTGCCAAAGATGCTTGACATACGTCACATTGTCGTTGATGACACGATGACCGTGCTGGGTGGCAATATGCGTTACCGTGCGCTCGTGGCAATCTCTGAAATGACAGAGGAGGATATCATAGCACGGCTCGACGCTACCCGTGACTATAAGAAAAAGACCGATGCAGAGCGTGGTTTGCTCATTGCTTGGTGGCGGGAATGGCTGAAAGCTCCGTTTGTGGATATCATTAGGGCGGCCAACCTTTCTGCAGACGAACAACGGGAGTTTATCATCAAAGATAATGCATCGTTCGGCTCATGGGATATGGACGTTCTCGCTAACGAGTGGGATAGCCAAGACCTCGACGATTGGGGGCTTGATGTGTGGCAAGATAATAACAGCGGCGATAGAGAAAGTGGCTCGGGCGAAAATGATAGTCCAGCAAACGCTTCTCTTAACGACCGCTTTGTCGTTCCTCCGTTCTCTATACTCGACAGCCGCAAGGGCTATTGGCAAGCCCGTAAGAAGATGTGGCGTGAGCTTATCGGCGATATGGGCGAAAGCCGTAACGATACACTTTTACACTCCCCCGAGGTAAAATATAAGGACTTGTATCAACGCACACGTAAGCACAGAGAGGAACTCGGGCTGTCATTCAGGGAATACCTCGAGAAGTACGTACCCGATGATGTAAAAGAACGAGAGGCAAGCAAAGTAATTTCGGCGGGTGTGTCGCTATTCGACCCCGTATTATCAGAAATCTGTTGCCGTTGGTTTACTCCCGAAGTGGGAGCAAAAATATTTGATTGCTTTGCAGGCGACACGCAGAAAGGGCTTGTATTCGGACAATGTGGTTACGAGTTTACAGGCATAGAACTGCGTCAAGAGCAAGTAGATATTAACAATAGGGTATTAGCTGATAGAGGTCTCCCTATTAAGTACATTTGCGATGACGGCAGAAATGTCGCCAATTACTTTGATGCAGATAGCCAAGATATGTTATTCTCCTGCCCACCATACTTCGACCTCGAACATTACAGCGACCTCGAAAATGACGCAAGTAATCAAAAATCATACGAAGAGTTTATACAGATACTCCATAACGCTTTTACAACGGCTATTGGCTGTTTGAAAGAGAACCGCTTTGCCGTTATCGTTGTCGGCGATGTAAGAGATAAGCGTACAGGCTTCTATTATGACTTCTGCGGCGACATAAAGCGCATATTCAAAGATGGAGGCATGAGCTTATATAATGAAATCATACTTGTTGAGGCGGGTGCAAGCACGGCTTTACGGGCAAGCCGATATATGGATACTCGCAAGGTTGCAAAGATGCATCAAAATATCCTTGTCTTCTATAAGGGCAATCCAAAGGATATAAAGAAGTATTTCCCAAAAATTGAGTTTACGCAAGATGAACTTACTCTATTTGAGAAAGAACAGGGAGGAGAAGACGAGATTAAAGATTTGGAGGTATAACTTATGAGTAAAGCACAGCAACAGCGGCGCAATCAGATTAAGACCGCCCGCCTTGAAATTGTATCGCAACTATACAAGCGCGGGTATAGTATTCGCGCTATACGGGCAGAGGTCATGCGCCGTCTTGATTTAGCAACCTACTCCACACAGACCGTACACAAAGACGTACAAACGTTGCTCAAAGAATGGCGCGAGAGCCGTTTGGATGACATGGACGATGCCCTGCAGCTCGAACTCACACGCATAGATGAAACCGTGCGGGAGTTATGGGAGCAGTGGGAAAAGTCTAAGGAGGACTACACAAAGACGCAACGCAAGCGCAAGGGCTCACCTGCACGCAGCAACCAAGACAACAATGGTAACGATGGTGGCATACGCACTTTCAGCGTCGAAGAAAAGACGCAAGAGGTTATCGGCCTTGGCAACCCCGCCTATATTTCGGAGATACGCCAGCAGTTGGCGGAACGCCGCAAATTGCTCGGCTTGTATGCTCCAGAGAAACGGGACATACAGGGCGGCATGTCATTCTCTGCATTCCTCATGGAAAGCGGAATGATAGATGATGCGGAACAGGAAGCGGGCTTAAAGCCGTGATTTCGCCCCGTTGTCGGCTTATCTTTTCGCAATCGTATAAGTGAGCTACTTTGATAAGTAAACGCAAAATACGGCGAATAAAGTTCAAATAACTACAAATGACGCGAAACGACGAAATCATGCAACGGAAAGGCGTTGCGTTGTTGAATAGCTGGCGGGCGGATTGGAATAGGTTCGTCCGAGACGCTCTCGGCGTTACGCTTGACCGTGAGCAGCAGGAAATCCTGTCCTCTGTGCAGTTCAACCCACGCACAAGCGTTGCGTCGGGTACGGCACGAGGCAAAGATTTCGTTGCAGCCTGTGCAGCCGTTTCGTTTTTATATCTTACCCCTCGATGGAATACACGTCGAGAACTTATAGAGAACACGAAAGTAGCCCTAACAGCCCCGACCGATAGACAGGTGAAAAACATCATGATGCCCGAGGTGTCGCGCCTTTACAACAGGGCAAAAAAACGTGGTATCATTCTGCCTGGAAGATTGAATGCCTATGATATTCGTACAGATAACGAGGAATGGTTCCTAACAGGTTTTAAGGCGGATGAGCATAATCACGAGGCTTGGTCGGGATTTCACGCTGTGCACACGATGTTTGTTATCACGGAAGCTTCGGGTATCGGCGATGATACCTTTTCGGCTATCGAGGGTAACCTGCAAGGTGATAGCCGAATATTGCTTGTGTTTAACCCCAACACCTCCGTAGGATATGCCGCACGTTCACAGCGTGGCGACCGCTGGGCGAAGTTCCGCCTTAACAGTCTGACAGCCCCTAATGTGTTGCAGCGTAGGCTCGTTATTCCAGGACAAGTCGATTATGAATGGGTCGTAGATAAGATAAGCGAATGGTGTACGCCTATCAGTGCAGAGGACAGGGCGGAGGAACTCGACGATTTCGAGTTTGAGGGCAAGTGGTATCGCCCCGAAGACTTGTTTAGAAAGAAAGTGCTTGGGAAGTTTCCGAAAGTTGCTGACGATGTTCTTATACCTATGCAGTGGATAGAGGCGGCGCAGGAGCGTTGGAAGTTGGCACAGGGGAAAGAACCTGTGTCGGACGAACTGCGCTTACTGGGTGTCGATGTCGCAGGTATGGGACGTGATAGCACGGTGTTCTGTGAACGCAAAGGCAGATGGGTTGCAGAGCTGCAATCAAGAAACAGCGGAGGACAGGCAGACCACATGGGCGTTGCTGGAGACATTGCAGCCCGAAGACGCAGACACCCCCGTATGTTGGTAAGCATAGATACCATTGGAGAGGGTGCGGGTGTATACAGTCGCTGTTTGGAGATAGACGAAAAGAAGTACATCATTAGCTGCAAATACAGTGAAGGGGCAAAGCAATTCGACCGTGATTTGTCGGACATAACAGGACAATATAAATTCATTAACATGCGTGCCTACCTGTTTTGGTGCGTCCGAGATTGGCTTAATCCGAAAAATAACACGGGGGCTATGTTGCCGCCCGATAGCCAGCTTGCAGAGGAGGCGACAGAGATACGGTGGTCTTTTCGCTCAGACGGAAAGATATTCATCGATCCAAAGGAGGATATCAAGAAACGGCTCGGACGTTCTCCCGATAAGTTCGACGCGCTCGCCAATACATTCTATCCTGTCCGCTCGACACGACAGGCGATAGACCTTGACAGGCTATCGAAACTTGTATAAATATTCACTATAAAAAATCAATAGCAATATGACAATCGAAGAAATCTTGAACTCAACGGAACTCACAGCTGCGGAAAAAATTGCAGCCCTACGAGAAAAGACAATCCAAGTTCCAGTGTGGACGGGTCGGTATGGGCTTGTGCATCAGTTCGACCCGACAAAACATCCTGTGATGAACAAACAGAAATACCCTGATATCGTTTCAGATGACGGGATAGAGTATGTCACCCGTGTTACCTGCGACCTACAACGGCTTGCCACAAAGCGAATGACGGAGTTATGTTGCGGCATACCTGTAAAGCGTGTGTATAAGCCTGAAAACGACACGCAAAAAGAGATTGCATCGTACATTGAGGCGATATTCGACCGTAACCGCATCAACAGCGTGAACATCGAACGTTTGAACATGTTGTTCGCAGGCTGCGAGGTACTGACACTATGGTACGCCATTGAAAGCAAGAACAACATCTATGGCTTCGACAGCCCATTGAAGTTCCGTTGCCGTAACTTCTCCCCTATGCTTGGCGATGACCTGTATCCGCTCTTTGATGAGTACGGAGATATGGTGGCTATGTCGGTCGGCTACACTCGAAAGGTTGGCAAGAAGAATGTGCAGTTTTTCGACACTTATACAGCGGCAAGGCATATCAAATACAGCAACGCCAGCGGAGATTGGGCGGAGATTGAAAATGAGGCTATCACACTTGGTAAAATCCCTTGCGTCTACATGTACCGCCCCACGCCAATATGGGAAGACACCTCAAAAACCGTGTACGAGATTGAATGGGCATTGTCGAGAAATGGCAATTATCTTCGTAAAAACTCTAAACCCATATTTGTCGTTCTTGCGGACGAGGTTATACAGTTTGGTGACGAGAAACCCGAAAACAAGGAGTTCAAGGCGGTTATGCAGTACCCGAAAGGCTCAACGGCGCAGTATGTTACATGGCAACAGGCTATCGAAAACCTCAAATTCTATGTAAGCGAATTACGCTCAATGTTCTTTACACAACTGCAACTCCCTGATTGGTCATACGAAAAGATGTCGCAACAAGCATTGTCGGGAGAGAGCCGTAAACAGCTGTTTATTGATGCGCAAATGAAAGTGAACGACGAAAGCGGGCGGCTCTTGGAGGGTTTCGACCGCGAAATCAACGTGATAAAGGCCTTTCTTAGAACGGTTCTCTCCAAGCGTTATCACAACGATATAGACGCTTTGAAAATTGAAACGAAAATAACACCATTCTCTATTACGGACACAAAGGAAACCGTCGATATGCTTATGACGGCCAACGGCGGCGAGCCTATAATGTCGCAGCGTGAGAGTATCGAGGAGTTCGGGCACAGCGATGATGTGGATAAGACACTCGAAGAGATAGCCCAGCAGGGCGTTGAGGACGCTTTTAATCCAACTGTATAATATGGCGGCGCCAAGACGAAGCAAACAGGCTGTGGCAGAGGTCAAATATCGTTGTCGCGATTGCGCCAACAGTTATGATTGGCACAGCAAGGCAATAGACGG